TAAAAAAATCTAGAAGTTGGTTTAAACCACTAGCTGATGTTGTAATTAAAAACTCTGATTTATTTGGAGAACAACTACTACAACTAATTTTTAAAATGGATTTACAAGATTTAAAGAAACTTAACTTTGATTTTGCTTTGGTTACTGGAATAGGTAGACAGTTAGTAAAAGGCCCAGTAATAGAAAAAGGTGAATATAAAAGCGTAGATACTATGGTTGGGGCCCTTGACAAATTATATAGTTCTGGTAAAGTAAGAATGGTATTAGACCCAAAAAGGACTCAGGCATACGAAAAAGGCTCTACTGCAGCTCAATTGTTTTTTCAATTATACGTTGGTTCAACACCAATTAGTGATATAACATTAAGATATAAAGGTAACTTTAGAGCAGCACCTAACTTTCTAGCAACACCAACAAAAGAATTTAAAGAGTTATTAAAAAGATGATAAAATTTTCTGAACTGAATGAAGATAAAGGTGGTAAGAATTTACACCTAGAACATCTAGAGGATGAAATCCTTAATTATGGTGTTGATGGTGGTAGAGCTGCAATTAACTTTTTACAATCTCTTAGAGATATGTTGGCTGGTTCTGCTAGGTCTTCTGTTAATATGACTGTCAAGTGGGATGGAGCTCCTGCAATATTTGCTGGTATTGATCCAGAGGATGGTAAGTTTTTTGTTGCAAAGAAATCAGTATTTAATGTAAGTCCTAAATTATATAAGACAAGTGCAGAAATAGATGCAGACTTATCTGGAGCCTTAAATGACAAATTTAAAGTTGCACTCTCAGAGTTCTCAAAACTTGGAATTAAAGGAGTCTTACAAGGTGACCTCATGTTCACGGATGACGTTTCAAAAGAAACTATTGATGGGGTATCGTATCACACTTTTCAGCCTAATACTATTGTTTATGCTATTCCTACTGATAGCAATCTTGGTAGGGTAATTGCTAAATCTAAAATTGGTGTTGTTTGGCATACAACATACACAGGAAAAACATTACAGACTATGAAAGCATCTTTTGGTGCAAACATATCTGGACTAAGAAAACCATCTACTGTATGGATGGATGATGCTACATACAAAGATACTTCTGGTAGATCAACAATGACTGCGTCTGAAACAGATAAAGTGACTGCAGCATTATCTGCTACAGGTTCAACATTTAGAAAAATAAATCCATCCATGTTAAAGAAGTTTTTAAACTTACAAGAAAGTATGACAGGAGCTCTTGCTGGAGCATCACTTAAAACGTATAATAATAGTAAAGTTCGTGCTGGAGAAACTATTAAAAACCCAAAACAACATGCACAGGGATATGTTAAGTGGATTGAAATGTCACTTCAAAAACAAATAGACAAAGCAAAAAGTGATAAAGGTAAAGATAAATATAAGAATATACAAAAAGAATATATGAGAGAAGTGAGTAAACACGTTAATAATTTAACACAAGTTATAACATTTCAAAACTATCTAGTTGATGCTAAAATGCAAATTGTAAAAAAACTAAATAGTGTAAAGGGCTTGACAGATACGTTCATCAAGACCGCAAATGGATTTAAAGTAACTAATCCAGAGGGTTATGTTGCTATTGATAGAATTAGTGGTGGTGCTGTTAAATTAGTAGACAGAATGGAGTTTTCTTTTAATAACTTCACCGCAATAAAGGCATGGGATAAATGAAAAATTTTAAAGAATTACTAGAGGCTCGTGGGGATACCGCTGTATTTACTTTTGGAAGATTTAATCCACCAACCACAGGCCACGAAAAACTCATAGATGCACTTGCAAAACAGCAATCTAGAAATGCTGGTTCTATAATGTATGTATATCCATCACATTCACAAAATCCTAAAAAAGACCCATTACCTCATGCATTAAAAATTGCATATATGAGAAAGATGTTTCCAAAATATAAAAGTAATATTGTTGCTGGTAAAGAACGAAATGCAATCGAAATAGCAGTTTCCCTACACAAAAAAGGTCATAAGTCTATTGTGATGGTTGTTGGTTCAGACAGAGTTTCAGAGTTTGAAAGGCTTTTGAATAAGTATAATGGTGTTGAAGCTGCACATGGGTATTATGGTTTTGATAATATCGAAGTTGTTTCTGCTGGTGAACGTGATCCAGATGCAGAAGGTGTTACTGGAATGTCTGCATCTAAAATGAGAGCAGCTGCATCATCTGGTGATTTTGATTCATTTAAAACAGGATTACCTTCTGGTTTTAGAGATGCACAAAAGCTTTATAATGATGTTCGTAAGAATATGGGTATTCGAGAAGAACGTAATATGGGTGTGATGAATGATTTTGAAACACTTAGAGATATGTATCTTACAGGTAAACTTTGGAATATTGGTGATTTAGTAGAAGCAAATGGAGTAGAAGGTAGGATTATTCGTAAAGGTACAAACTATGTTGCATTTAACGACAGTACTGGTAAAGTACACAAAGCTTGGTTACATGATATTGTAGAAAGAAATTATGCAAAAGAATATGCAAATTATCACGGAACACCAGAACAGATTGCAAGACGTTCTTCTAGAAACAAAGCTCGTAGGATTATGGGTGACAATGTAGTACAGGGAATGGACGTAGGACATAAAGATAATGATCCTATGAATAATGACCCCAACAATTTACAGAATGAAGACCCATCTGTAAATCGTAGAGAACCAAGACTTAGAGAAGTTAAACAAGACCCTGATATAAAAAAGAGTAAGGGAACTGAACCTGCAAAGTATTATGCAAAGGATGCTAAAGGTAAAGACATGGCAGTTTCTACTAAAAAAGCTAGAGATGCACATTTTACCAAAGGTACAAAAATGGATGATGACAATCCTGCTGCATACAAACTAGCTCCTGGCGATAAAGGTAAAAAAACTAAACCATCTACACATACTAAAAAGTTTAAACAGATGTATGGTGAGTCAACGAAAGCAGAATTATTTAAATTATATAATAAAGCAATGAAAACAATGCCTGGCTCTCCAGCACAAAAGAAACTTGAAATACAGATTGCAAAACTAAGAAAATCATTAAAAATGGATGAAAAACTTGGTAAGAATGCAGATGTTGGAGATTATATAGACGATTTTAGAAAATCAGATTCACCACAGTTTAAAGGTAAATCAGATAAGAAAATTAAAGATATGGCAATCGCTGCATATCTTTCAAAAAATGAGTCTGTATTAGATTCTACTTTAGAGTCATTAAACGAAGATGGACACACTGATGTGGCATCTATGAAAAATAAAGTACAGATTGCAATGAATGCTCTTCAAAAAATGCAAATGGAACTAAACAAACTTGGAGATGAAAACGATCTACCTACATGGTGGACAAACAAAGTTGCAACTGCTGTTGCTCGTATTGATGATATGGCAGATTACTTAGATGTAAAAGTAGATGAGAGTCTTTGGGCAAACATCCACAAGAAAAGACAAAGAATTAAACAAGGTTCTGGTGAAAAAATGAGAAAGCCAGGAACTAAAGGTGCACCAACTCCAGCACAATTAAAACGTGCAAAAGGTGAAGAGGTGAGTGAAAAAGCACCAGACACAAAAAGTGCACTAAAAAGATTTAAAGCAGGTGAGGCTGGGTTTACTGACAAATCTCATTTAAAAGCAAAAGGTTTGATACCTAGAGCAGATGGAACAAAGAAAAAATCACCACAATATGAAGAAATTCAAGATGTTTATCACCTAGACGAAAAGATTGCTGGTCTTGTTAAGAAAGCAGAAAAGTCTGGAATGCCTTATGGTATTTTAAAGAAAGTATATGATAGGGGGATGGCTGCATGGAGAACAGGGCATAGGCCAGGAACTACACCTCAACAATGGGCATTTGCAAGAGTTAATTCATTTACAACCAAAAGTTCTGGAACTTGGGGTAAAGCAGACAAAGACCTTGCAGCAAAAGTTCGTGGTGAAAGTGTGGAGATGTTAAAAAACGCGTGGGGTGAAATAACTGAAAAAGCAGAGTACCAAGGTAAGTCTGTTCAACTAAATAATCCCACAAAGGGCGATAGAAAAAAATATAAAGTTTATGTTAAAAACGACAAAGGTAATGTTGTAAAAGTTGAGTTTGGTGATCCAAATATGGAAATCAAGCGAGACGATCCCGCAAGAAGAAAAGCATTTCGAGCTCGACATAACTGCGATCAAAAGAAAGACAAGACCACAGCTGGTTATTGGTCTTGTAAATTTTGGTCTGGTAAGTCAGTAACAGATTTGATGAAAGGATAAACCAATGGCAAGAATGTCAAACTTACTAGAACAAGTTAAAAGTATTGAAGAGGGTTTTGCTAGTGATGCCCAAAGACGTGCTGCATTTGCCAGTGGTTATAAAGAAAAGGGTAAAAAGAAAAAAGAAGAAGCTGTGTCTCCTGCTCAACAGGCAGCAATTGCTATCTCTAAAAAAGAGAAGGCAAAAAAAGAGGGTATTGAACTTGATGAGTATCTAACTGCTGATGAGAAAAAACTTATTGCTAAAATGTATGACAAAAAAGGTAATCTTACACCACTAGGTAAAAAGGTTATGGATTATAAAATTAAAAAAGAAGAAGTTGAAGAAAATACACTTGACATTGAAAACGAATCAGACTATACTCTTGATGAAGGTAAAAGGAAAGAACTTCATGGATATATTTCATCTGGTAAATCTGCAGAACAAATTGCAAAAATAATGAAATTGGATGTAAAAACTATCAAAGCTCTTATGAAAGAAGAAACTGATATTGATGAGTTGTCTTTGAGTGTAAAAGATATACAAAAGTCTGGTGTTAGAAAACAAGACACATCTAAGTTGAAAAAAGATTTGCAAAGACTGAAAAAAGGACTGAAAAAAGAAGATACTGAACTTGATGAAAGTATGGAAGATGAATTTGGTGAAAAGTTTCAGTCAAGAAGGCCTTCTAGTAAACAAGTCAAGATGGCAATCGGTATTGCAAATGACCCTCGTTATAAGGGTGGAAATATGACAGGTGCAACTAACGCAATTGATAAAATCAAAAAAGGTTTGTCAGACCATCCCAAAGTTGCTGCAGTTCTCAGAGGACAAAATGAAGACTTTGAAGAAAAAGAAGAGGGATTTTCTAGTGATGCTCAAAGACGGGCTGCATTTGCCAGTGGTTATAAAGAAAAAGATAAAAAAGACAAGAAAGAGGGCAATGCATTTGGTATGGCATTGAAATCTGCAAAAGATAAAGGTGAAAAAACTTTTGTAGTGTCTGGTAAAACATATAATGTAGAGGACTATAATGTTGAAGAAAGCATTGACATTGAAGACGAATCAGACTATACTCTTGATGAAGGTAAAATGAAAGAACTTCATGGATATATTTCATCTGGTAAATCTGCAGAACAAATTGCAAAAATAATGAAAT